CTTGCTGGCACAGGGGTTGGAAAGTCTTTATTCATGTGCCATGTGGCAAGCTCAGTCTTACTCCAAGGTAAAAACGTCTTATACATCACTCTCGAAATGGCAGAGGAGAAGATTGCGGAGAGGATTGATGCTAATTTACTTAATGTCCCAATACAGAAACTAGCAGAACTTCCTCGAATTATGTTCGAGAATAAGATTAGTAAATTATCTAAGAAGACACAAGGTAAACTTATAATTAAAGAGTATCCTACTGCATCTGCTCACGTAGGACATTTCAAATCATTATTAAATGAGTTAGAACTCAAGAGAAATATTAAACCAGATATTATATTCATTGATTATCTAAACATATGTGCCTCACAAAGGTACAAAGGTTCTATAGTAAATTCTTATACTTATGTCAAAGCAATCGCAGAAGAACTCAGAGGTCTCGCAGTCGAAGCAGGAGTTCCAATCGTTTCTGCTACGCAAACTACCCGTAGTGGGTACGGTAGTAGTGATGTGGACCTTACCGACACCAGTGAATCTTTTGGTCTCCCTGCCACTGCTGACCTTATGTTTGCTCTTATTTCTACCGAAGAGCTCGAAGAACAAAATCAAATAATGGTCAAGCAGTTAAAGAATAGATATTATGACCCTACTTTAAACAAAAGATTTGTTATAGGTATTGACAGATCTAAGATGAGGCTGTATGATGTCGAAGACGCTCAGAAAGACCTAATTGATTCTGGTGCTGAAGAGCAAGTCATTAAAAAAGTACAGGGTAAAAAATCCTTTGCAGAACTAAAGTATGATTGATTTCAAAAAGTACGAACACTTTGTAGATGCTGTCACGTCCGACAGTTCCAAAGACTTTGTTGCACTTGCTGATCGTATGGGTGAGCTTGATAGACAAGGTGCTAACATTGAACGTCTTCTAACTGCTGCTGTTGGTATCAGTGCAGAAGGTGGAGAGTTCACCGAGATAGTAAAGAAGATGGTATTTCAAGGTAAGCCATGGAATGAAGACAATAGGGAGCATCTTATTATAGAATTAGGTGATGTTATGTGGTATGTAGCACAAGCATGTATGGCATTAGAGATTGACTTTGATGATGTTGTCAAAGGTAATGTCAAAAAATTAGAGAAGAGATATCCTGGTGGTAGTTTTAGTATAGATAAGTCAGAGAACCGTGCTACTGGAGATAGATAATGCATATATTATTGACTCTTATTGGCATAGGACTTATTCTAACAGTCTTAGTGTATTCTATTATTCAAAAGTATAACCCACATTAAAATGGTACAGAATATGAAGGGGTATTTACCCCTATTTGCATCCAATATCCTCTTAAATTATATTGAGGAAGATACAACTGAATTACGTGATGAAACTTCATATGTAATTGCAGAAAAGTCTGATGTGTCTAAAGATGATTCATCAAGTAATTATAGAGTCTTAGAAAAGTATCCAAGAATAAGAGATATTATTTTAAATAAATTTAAGATTGCTGCTGACGAATTTTTAGGTGTGGGTGAAGGAGAGTATATTATATCTACATCTTGGTTAACAAAGACAGAACCTGGTACAGATTCACAGTTCCATAACCATAAGAATAGTTACTATAGTGGTGTCTATTATTATGATACGTACACTGATGATATGGGTGGTATAGATTTTGATAGTCCTATTGAAAATTTAAAAGCTTATCACCTTCCTCCTAAACAGATTCATATGACAAATGCTATAAGTTGGTCATTACCAGTACAAGAAAATATATTATTATTCTTTCCAAGTTATCTTAAACATAAGGTAGCGATGAATAATTCTGATAGGGATAGGAGATCTTTAGCATTTAATATAGTTCCTGTAGGATTCTATGGTGATGCTGATTCTGCATTTGATACTGAATGGTTACCAAAATGACAAGAGAACCTTACACACATGGAAATTTATCCGTAGTAGTTCCTATGGATGATATGACATACATTCTTACACAATTATGGAAGTGTAGAAAGAGTGAAGGTAAGTGTGAACAGATATATGAAAAGTATAAAGCATTAATACCAGCGAAAGAATAAATAATATTGGAGACCTGCGTATGACTAATGGCATTTACGGCAACCACTGCTGATAAAGAATCGTTACAAACTCTAGCGTGTGCTGTGAGGCAGACTCTACCTGGAGATATTACTCCAGACATCTTATCAGAAAAGATGGAGACTCTTAGAGATCTTGATGTTAATATTAAAAGGCATTGTTTTATAGACTATGCTGCAATGGAGAAGAGGTTTTCAAATTGGGTTACAGGTGGAGCAGAAGATTGGATAGAATCATCATGTTACATTGCTAATAAAGCACATGGTCCTTTCTTTAAACAAGCAACGTACAATTTTTATAGACAGGATCTTGTTCCAGATTTTAAAGGGACTTATAATAAAATAAAAGGTAGGATTAAACAGAAAGCATCAAGACAGATGCTTAAGAAGATGTATTCTGTTGTTGGTATGAGCGAGGATAAGTGGAATCCTGCTGATATAATTGCTATAAAGCATTCTCAAGCATCTAATGTATTCAATCAACTTAAAAACTTTAAGGCAACTAAAAATAATCAGATGTCTAGGGATGTTGAGGTAGAGAATAGAAAACTTAAAGCAGGTATGCCTGGTGAGTCTGCTAAGAATATCCAGATGATGCAAGACCTTGATGAGATGTATGAATACAATCAACTGATAGATGATTTGTTTACAGATAAAACATGTATGGGTGTGTCTTTGAAGAAGGCATTATCACCCTCAGTTAAAACTGCTATACTTAGACATAAGAAAGTTAAGGGCATGAAGGAAGCTCTTAATATGAAGATAGAAGTTACTGAAGTTAAGTACCTTGAAAGTAATCAGAAGTGTTTGGTTTATTTTAATCTAGCAGATAAGAAGGGACATTACTTAGACATCAGGGGATTTGAGAGTAGTAAAAAGATTGCTGATATACAGGTACAACTTTCAAAGACTGGTAGTTCTGCTGCTCATGGTAAGATTACCCTACCTGTTATTACATTGATTACTAAGAAGAGTCTTGGTGGTAGAGCATTTATAAAGATGAAATCAGAAAGGAATAAGATCTTTAAGAAGACATTTCAAAAGAGTGGTATTCATAGCTTTACTGATTGGAAAATTTTTGATTCTTATACTAAGAAGGGTGCAGAACAATTGTTATTAGATGACCTTCAAGGTTGGTCAAAGTATATTAACTTCCTATCCAATAAAAAACATACTACAAAGCATGTCATTGAGACTGTGATGGATATGGTGGATAAGAAACAGATGTTTAAAGCTGCTAAGTTTTTAAAGCATAAGGTTCAGTCATATGAAGTTGGATTTATGCTTGATAATGATCAGAAAGTAATCAAAGAACATGTCCAGAATAATATTATAAAATCAATGGTAGCCTATGCTGGTTCAAAAGGTATGTTTATCTTTACCAACAATACTGCTGTAGCATTTATGACAAGTAGTACCTATCTGAAGATGGGCGGTTGACAAACTGGCACACTACTGTCCCACGACCCTCTGAGATGGATTATAATACAGGGGTAATCGAGAGACACCTATGCCAAACAAGCACCTTCGTCATCCAGAAGATTCAGTTTTACACGGAAGGAAGGTAGTTTGGGAGACACTTAGAGAATTGGTTAAGGCAACGAGGTTGTCTGTCAAATGGGATGGAGCACCTGCTATAGTATGGGGTACTAACCCTGCTAATGGACAGTTCTTTGTTGGCACTAAGTCAGTCTTTAATAAGAGAAGAGTATTAATAAACTATACTGTTGATGATATAACAGAGAATCATAAAGGACCAGTGGCAGATATTCTTAAGTTATGCTTGGAGTATCTTCCTCGTACTGATCGTATCATTCAGGGAGACTGGATAGGTGTTGGTATGAAAGGTAGATTGTACCAACCTAATACTGTTCAGTACCTCTTTCCAGAGGAGATTCCGCAGAAGATAGTTGTTGCACCTCATACAGAGTATACTGAGGTCAGTCCTGAAGCGGAGGGGAAGATTGGTTTAACCTTAGAATCAACTGAGGATTGTTTCTTTGTTAATACTAACAACGCACACATCAAGCCACCACTAGGATGGAGACACTTGATACCATTCATCATTCCTGTCTGGAAGATGAAAGCACCTGTCTCGAAGAAGGGATATAATTATTATTTGATGGAGATTTCTAAGCATATAAACAGTTATGTTTCCGTGGGTTGGTGGGAAGATATGTCTGCTGAACAAATGTACAGTGAGTTAGATGATAAATATAAGAGTGAGGTCAATGAATATACCTTTAAGGTATGGTTTATGATTCTCGATTTGAAACAGCGGCTACTCGATGCCATCAAGGTGGATGGAGATGTTGAATGTTTTATCAATGGAGACCCCTCCAAGCATGAAGGGTTCGTGATATGTTCAGACAATCCATACAAGATTGTAGATCGTTGGGAATTTAGTAAAGCAAACTTTAATTTAGATAAAAATTGGTCATATGAAGAAGTTTAGCTCATTCCTAGCTGAGGCAGCGAGGTCTCAAGCTGCGAGTCAAGCAGAAAAATTGCAACTAACTCACGTAGGTTACGGAAAGTATGCCGATGTAAGAGGCAACGTAACTCACATGAGTCAGGGTGGGAAGTTAGTTAAGTTAGACCCATCCGATGTCCCATCTGCGAAGGGGTCAAGTGGACAAGAAGAAGGAGGTAGCGAGGATAAGGTCGATCAAGGCGAGGTATCTATTACATTTGGAAGATTTAATCCACCTACTACTGGACACGAGACTCTGATACGCAGAGTAAAAGCAGCAAGTAAAAATGGAGAGTATAGAATATACCCCTCAAGGACGGAGGATCCTAAGAAGAACCCCCTCAGCCCAGAGGAGAAGATTAATTTTATGCGGAAGGCTTATCCAGAACATAGTGCCAGGATTATCAATTCTCCTGACATGCGTACTATTTTCGATGTCCTCAGTACCCTTGATAGTGAAGGGTTTAGCAGTGTTAACATCGTCGTGGGTGG